GTCTTCGAACGGCAACTATATCGTCCATGCGCGGCGGCTGAGTGAACTGCCGAGGATACCGCTGAGTGATGCGGAAGCGATCAGGGAACGTGTGGACTTCTACTATCAGTTATGCGTGACGGACGGCATCAGGCCGAACCTCCCGGGGCTAGCGCTAGCGTTCGGCATGACGCGGACAGGTTTGATGAACGCACTGGCAGACAGACGGATGACGCGGGAGTGCGCGGAGGAGATAGGCAGGGGGATCGCCATGATGGACGAGATCATATCCGGCATGACCTTGGATGGCAAGATCAACCCAGTAGCGGCGATCTATTTCATGAACAACTGGCTGGGGTACAAGAATGCCTCAGAGGTCACGACACGGACGGAGACGGTCGAGGCATCCGTGGATCAGAAGGCATTGGAGCAGAAGTATCAATCAGTGGTGGATGTTGAATGAGACGTAAGGGGCCGCCTCCTGAATGGGGGACACGGACAGAGGAAGAGACTACCTCCGCGTACCGGCTGGCGGTGAAGATCTATAGTGCCGCGAAGGACGCACAGGGTTATTTCGACTTCCTGAGTGCGGTGGAGAATTTCCAGAACGACCAGCGGGTCAGAGGCTTTGAGGCTGACTACAGCGCAGAGTCAAGGAAGAGCGACTGGTCGCCGATGATGCGCGATCTGCACGCACTGAATGTGGATATGCAGAGGCGGATCCGCGAGGATATGAAGGACGGCGGGAGCGTACTGGATCTGTATGAGTGCTACTGCCGGAGCCTGCTGCTGGAAGCGCCGTGGGACTTTGAACAGTACATGCTCTACTGCGAGATTGACAGATCGCCGGAAGAGAAGTTCTACCAGCCGAGGATGAAGACGCTGCGTCCTGTCGTGGAAGCCATGCAGGGATTGGAGGACGGGAACCTTGATGAGATATTCCTGTCGATGCCTCCAAGGGTGGGGAAAACCACGGTCATGGACTTCTTCGCGACATGGGAGATAGGCAAGCACCCGGACGGTTCCTGCCTGTATTCGTCCATGTCAGACGGAGTGACTAAACAGTTCTACCTTGGATTGCTTGAGATCGTGAAGGATCCGTATACCTACCATTGGGACAAGGTATTCCCGAACAGTCCGATCGTGAAGGTGAATGCCGCAGACCAGACGGTGAACTGCCTGCGGAAGACGCGGTATCCGTCCATTACCTGCCGGTCGATTGAAGGGACGCTGAACGGCGCGTGTGACTGTGACAATATCCTGATTGCGGATGACCTGTGTAAAGGTCTGGAACAGGCCATCAACAAGGATGTCATGGCTAAACTGTGGGCGAGGACACAGACGGACCTGCTGTCGAGAGCCAAACAGGGATCAAAGAAACTGTGGATTGGTACGCGGTGGTCGCTGATCGATCCTATAGGCTGCCGGATGGAGATGCTTCAGAACGAACCGAAGCTTTCGCATGTGAAGTGGAGGGAGATACGGCTTCCGGCGCTCGATGAAAATGACGAGAGCAACTTTAACTGGAAATATGGCATCGGGTTCGATACGCAGACCTTCCAGGGCATCAGGGCTGGCTACGAGCGAAACAATGACATGGCATCGTGGAACGCGGTGTATCAGCAGCAGCCGATAGAGCGTGAAGGCAGCCTGTTTGCATCGGGTGACATGCGGTTCTTCAACGGCGTGCTGCCGAACAGGGAACCTGACAGATGCTTCATGGCGGTTGACCCGGCATTCGGCGGCAGTGATTTCACGGCGGCTCCGGTGTGCTGCCAGTATGAAAATGATATCTATGTTGTCGATGTGGTGTACACGGACGGTGATAAGCGCGAGTCGATCCCCCTACTAGCAAAGGCGGTTCAGAAGTGGCATGTCAGGACGATGCAGATCGAAGCGAACAAGATGACCGAAGGGTACGCCGAGGAACTACAAGTGTATATGAGACAGAATGGGGTTTACTGCACGGTGACAACAAAGCCGGCCCCGAACAATGTATCCAAGGAACAGCGCATCTTTGACCGCGCACCGGAAATCAGGGAGTCGTTTCTGTTTTTGGAGCATGGATTAAGGCCGAAATATTATCAGCAGTTCATGGACAACGTGTTCTCATTCACGATCATGGGTCGTAGGAATCGCCACGATGACGCACCTGATTCTTTAGCCATGGCAGCTTCTATGGTTTTTAGATATCAGAATAACTATGTGCATACGTTCAGAAGAGTATTTTGAGGTGTGTTTATGGCATATCAAACATATGAATATAATGGCGAAGTTGGTTCGTTGAAACAATTGATCCGCAAGTATGCAAATGCTTCGGAAAAGGTCGTAAGAAAGAGATTGTTAGATGGATGGCCTTTGCACAAGGCATTTGAAACACCTTCGCACAAAAAGAATAATGCAGATCTGACTGGAAAGAGATTTGGAATGTTGCTTGTTGTGGGGAAGGACAAAGTCAGGGATAAAACAGGATGCATAAAGTATATATGCCGATGTGATTGCGGAAATGTAGTGAGTGTCCGGTCATCTAGTTTGAATGATGAAAATACTTCTGGATGCGGTTGCAGATTGCATGATACTGGAGAAAAAAATAGAACCTATAAACATGGGATGTCTGGGGACAGATTGTATAGAATTTGGTGCGACATGAGGGATAGATGTAATAATCCCAACATGGAAAACTATAAATATTATGGTGGTAGAGGCATTACTGTATGTGACGAATGGAATGCGTCAGATGGTTTTCCATCTTTTCACGATTGGGCGATTTCAAATAATTATGCAGAAAATCTTACTATAGATAGGATTGATAATAATAAAGGGTATTCTCCAAATAATTGTAGATGGGTTACGTCCAAAGAGCAGGCATTGAATACAAGAAGAAATCATAGGATTGAGTTTAATGGTAAAAATCTTACGATTTCAGAATGGGCTAACGAACTTGGGTTTAGCAGGGATAGCCTGAGTGGTTATATACGCTACCACTCAAATGTTAAAGGTGAAACTGAAGTAGATGCTTTAAATAGCTATGTCTTAAGCCATATTTAAAGGAGGGTATTCTAATGGCAATACTCAGGGAGAACCTATACGGTCGAACCGTCTTGTACACTGATGTCGATGTTGTTGATGATTCCAACATCGGTGATGTGCTGAAGGCGGCAATCAACGATCATGAGACGAACAGCAACGACATCGACTATCTGTATAACTTCTACAAGGGCGACCAGCCGATTGTTATCCGAGAGAAAGTCTACAACGCACAGATCAACAACAAGGTGGTAGTCAACCGCGCTGCCGAGATTGTGGATTTCAAGGTCGGATATCTGCTGTCTGCACCAATCCAGTACATCGATGCTGCGGACAATGACAACGAAGAGGGCATCGAAAACAGCGACCTTGAGGTCATGTCGCGGTACTGCATGCTTGAGGACAAGGACACATCGGATATCGAGATTGCGACATGGCAGTCCATCTGCGGAAGGGCATTCAGAATGATTCGTCCGAAGGCTGAGACCGTTGAGGGTGAATCACCGTTTGCCATCTATACGCTTGATCCGCGTAATACCGAAGTGGTGTATTCGTCAAAGTTGGGGCATAAACCGATGATGGCGTTTACCAGTATTTCATTGGATGACGATTCGAAGATCTATTACTGCTATACGGCAACCAACTTCTATGTACTGGATAAGGATGGCAATGACGTATCGGATGATGTAGACAAGTCGGGACCGCATGCACTGGGAATGATCCCGATCATCGAGTATCCGGCAAATGCGGAGAGGCTTGGCGATTTTGAGCAGGTCATCACGCTCCTGAATGCGGTGAATACGGTCACATCGAACCGTGTTGACGGTGTGGAGCAGTTCATCCAGGCGATCCTCGTCATGGAGGGTATGCAGATTGAGCATTCTGCCGAGCAGACGCAGGCAGAGGCTGAGTCCGAGTTCATGACACAGGTAAAAGAAGTCGGTGGCATGATGATTCCGAAGGATTCCAAGGCTTATTACCTGATTCAGGAACTCAATCAGGAGCAGACGGAGACTCTGGTACAGTCCATGTATGATCAGATCCTGACGATTGTCGGTATGCCGAACCGCAACATGACGGATTCGTCCACTTCCGATACCGGTTCTGCTGTGATCCTTCGGAACGGTTTTTCCGAGGCAGAGGCAAGGGCAAGGCTCCGTGAAAACTGGTTCCGTAAGTCCGAGAGACGGTTCCTGAACCTGATGATCATGCTGTCAAATACCATCGGCGGCACGAATTTGCTTCCGGCTGGCGTTGACATCAGATTCCCGCGCAGGAACTACACGAATGATTCCGCGAATGTCACGAACCTCATCAGCATGCTGTCTTCTGACTGGATTACTCCGGAGTTTGCATATCAGCATTCGAATATGTCGGCAGATCCGCATCATGAATATTTGATGGCGAAAAAGTGGCATGACACGCATGAGGCAGAGGATGTCGAGGCACTGAACAGTCTGAATGATGTAGAGCCTGCAGAGATGGATACCACAAGTCAGATTGAGGCGTAAGTATGAGAACACTCACGAAGGACAGCAACATATATGAGATCCGCGACCGGATTGTGAAGGTTTATCTGAAGAAGATTCTTCGAAGGTTCAGACAGCTTAACCAGAGTTTGCTGTCCTTTGATGAGATCAATTCCATGACGGCGGTCTACACAGCCTATGACGATGTGGTCGAGATGTCTGTCGAAGCGTTGAAGGAGATCGCAAAGCAGACATATAGATGGATCTGTGATGAGGATTTCCTTGTCGATATGTGGCTCTCAGACTGGCTTAAACAGGCCGATCCTGTTATGCACTACAAATTCTACGATGAAGCCGATAGAAAGCGTTCCAGGCTGTTTGAGGCTGTTGAATCGGTGCGTACAAGCGCTGAGAGGAAGAAACAGATTGATATCGGTATGCGGTACTGGGTAAAGCAGTTCGAACAGACCGCAGATAACCTTGTCGATGACGTAGTGCTGCAGGCGTACAGAGACAATGGTGTCAAGTATGTCATGTGGATGATCATGAACGATGCGAAGGTATGCAATGATTGCTATCGGAGGAAGGGTAAAATCTATCCGATTGACTCGCCGCTGCTTCGCGCGCTGCACTGGAACTGTCGGTGTTGGTGGATTCCGATAAGGAAAAATGTATTCAAAAAGTAGTATTCAACATTGCATATTGTCTGATAATATGCCATAATGTACTTAGGTATAGGGCCAGAGAAGGCACTCGAAAGTTTCACGATATATCGGCAGAGAAGCCGATTCATCAAATCTCGCAAATGGCAGTAGAGAAACTGCCTCATCAAATCGCGAACTATTCCCAGAGAATCGTGCAGAGACGCACGTTAAAAAACGCAAGGAGAACTGAATATGAAGATTGACGTAGCACAGATTACTGACTATGACAGCCTTTCTTTGGAAGAAAAGGTCGCCGCGCTTGAAAATTTTGAGTATGACGATCATTCAGAGGCTGTCGAATCTCTTGGCAAGTACAAGGACGCAACTGACAAAGCGACAAAAGAAGCCGCCGAATACAAAAAGCAACTGAAAGCGCTGCAGGATCAGCAGAAGACCGGAAACACGAAAGCCGATGCAACCATTGCACAGCTTCAGGAACAGGTCGCGGAACTGACAAGGCAGAATACCATTTCATCCTATACGGCGCAGTATGTTGCGTTAGGGTATGAGGCTGAACTGGCAAAGGCTACGGCAATCGCAACAGCCGATGGAGATGTGGCAACCGTCTTTGAGAATCAGAGG